CACATGATCAAAGATGGACGCACTACCAACGATTCTGGACACGATCTCCGTTACTGGCACACAGCCTTTTGCCCGACAACACCTTGTCAAAGCAAAAGACGAAGATAAAGTTCGACTCGTATTTGGCGCACCATCCACTAGTCTCATGGCTGAACTCATGTTCATTTGGCCCATCCAAGCATGGCTCTTATCTCTAAAGGAGAAATCTGCCCTACTTTGGCCATTTGTCACACTCACCGGCGGTTGGTATCGATTGTACACATACTTTTCGACCTACTTCCCTAGACATGAAGGCATCCTGACTATTGACTGGTCCGGTTTCGACCGATTCGCTCGACACACAGTAATCCGCGATATTCACACTCGCATTTTCCGCCCTATGTTCGATTTCACTCACGGCTATCATCCTACTAAGGATTACCCTGACACATCAGAAACGACAGACCCCACAAGGCTTGAAAATTTATGGAACTGGATGACCGATTCGATCCTCACCACCCCTCTTATGCTACCCGACGGAACACTGATCCGATTCCAGCACTCTGGCATCTTCTCTGGCTACTTCCAGACTCAGCTCCTCGACTCTGTATACAACTTAGTAATGATATTCACCATCCTCTCACGGCTCGGTTTCGATCTCGACAAGATTGCAATCAAAGTTCAAGGCGATGATTCGATTATCGCACTACTTTGTACCTTCATCCTCGTTTCCTCATGGATTATCGAAATGATTCGACACTACGCAAAGCTTTATTTTGGCGCCGTCCTCAACGACCGCAAAACAGAGTTTCACTCCTCAGTCGAACATGCCGAAGTCCTCAAATACAGGAACAAAGGCGGTATGCCCTACCGCAATAGGATTGAACTTCTTGCTCAACTTCGCCACCCCGAAAGAGCTATCACCTACTCAGCACTAATGGCCCGAACCGTTGGTATCGCTTATGCGAACTGCGGCTCAGACCCCCTGGTTTATCAGATTTGTGAAGACATCCACCTTTACCTTTCCAACCTTGGAGTCAAGCCTGATCCCGCTGGCTTGCCATCCGGTATTAGATTCGTACAGGATTACCTCCCTGGACAGACTACTATCAATGTGCAAAGATTCCCAAGCTACTTCGAAACTGTATCTCACCTCCTTGACGGATATGAGAACCAGCCTTCTGAAGGGTATTGGCCCACGTCTCACTTTACTGGTATTCCCGGTAGAGCTTGAACGGCTCGTTTTTCTATTTATTTTTGAACGACAAAAACC